ACACAGTGCATGCAAGCGTTTTGAATAAACTTAAAATCCTCAAAGCTAATAGCGCCGGAGAACACGATAAAGCTAAGCGCTCGGACACGTGCTTCACCGCTAATTTCGGGCGGTTTCACGGCGGGCTTTGCAGGCGCGCGCTCTTCCTGTGCCGCCTCACTTCGCATCTGTACGCCCATCATACGCATGAGGATGAACGTGCCTACTTCGGGTGAAAGACGTCGCAGCTCAAACTTACGGCCCTTGAGGTCTACCTGCTTTGTACGTGGTTGTGCCATGAGTGAAGGGCCTCCTTGTTGCCCTATCCAATGCTGTTGATATTTGCTGCAATCATCTTCCAAGAAACCCGTTGCCCGGCAGCTGCATACGGCTTGTCTGGAAACTTTTCAAAGCTAAGTCCAGTCAAATAGTGCTGACTACCGTCAGGGCCGAACGTGAACAGGATACTGGTGGCAGCCCACCCAGTGTAGTCTCCGCCCTGCGCGGCCATCAGCAGTCGATTGTAGAGGGACAGCAGACTGGAGTTCAAAGCGCTAGACTGCTGCACCTCAATTTCTACCTCGCCGTTGTCGCCCGCCACGTACAGCGGAATCACCGCGCCATCGACGCCTGTCTCGTGCACAGTACGCGGCACCGCCATGCGTATAGTGATGCCGCCTAGTCCTAGGTTCTTCCCAGTGAAGGGAATTGTGACGCCCAGAACCTTATTACGCAGTACTCCGGTCAGCGCCTTAAACGAATACGTGGCCCCGGTGTGACTGGCAAAGACAGCACTGAGCGTGGAGCCGATGGCGCTCACTATAAAGCCTCCTTACACCGAGGTGATAGACGCGGCCATGAGCTTCCACGTAATCTTCTGACCGGCCGCCTGGTAGGGCTTGTCTGGGATCTTGTCGAAGCTGACGCCTGTCAGAGTATGCACGCTGCCGTCAATCAGCAAAGCGAAGCTGATACTGGTGGCCGCCCAACCGAGGATGTCATCCAGGTCGGCCTGCAGCACCAAAGCGTTATAGAGAGTGAGCAATGCCTTGTGCAAGATGGAAGTCTCCTGCACCTCAATGTCCACCTCGCCGTTGGCGCCCGCAACGTAACTGGGCATTACGGTGCCGTCGGCCGCAACGTCGTGCACGGTACGGCTGGTTGTCATACGGATGGTGATACCGCCCAGCCCGATGTTTCCGCCGGTGAGCGGTATCACAACTCCGACGATCGAGTTTTTCAGTACCCCGACCAAACTCTTGAATGAATACGTAACTCCTGCGGCCACGATGCCTCCTTAGACGTTCTTTTCTTTAGGGTGATTTCCGTTTGGGTGCGTCTTACGCCAGTAAATTTTTCGCTCTTCCGATGACATTGATGCATAACGATTGATCGCGCCTACTCTGTGCGATTCACAATAAGCTTCCTGTTCAGCAGGAGTTCTCTTAGCATGGCCAACCATTATAGCAGTACTCACTGCAGTACGCTCTTCTGGCGTTCTTTCAGCCCACATTTTCTTGGACAACTTACGATGCATGACTGAATTAGCTTTGCGTTCTGCAGGAGTCCTCGCAGCCAACGTGGCTGCGAGACTGGCACTCCTAGTTTCACGAAAGCCGGGAGCCTGCCATTGCTTAGTCGTGTTAGCACTAAGAATGACGCTGAGCGCTGCCCTTTCTTCTGGCGTTCTACGTGCATGACCACGATGAATAGCTTTTCCGATTGTCTTTCGCTCTTTAGGAGTTCTAGAATCCCAGAAGTTCTGCTTGTAGCTTGATCGGTTACGTCTTATATCTAGGTCAGCACCAAGTAATTGATTCTGACGTGTCATTTCTTCTCGGTAAGTATCATCCTCCCACCGCCGCGAAGCTGCCTGTGACAGTTTTCTTCTTGAAGCAGGCCTGTACTTATAACCGCGCATACCGCCACCGCCCATGGTTAAGTTATAGCCACCACCAAGCGGGTCAGAAACGAACGTGTGAAGCTTCTTAATGTAGTACGTTTCCATCTTGTTCAGCTTCGAAATAGAACCGTGCCAGATTACTTCCCAAGTAAATCCCTTTTCGTAACCGTTCTTACGAAGTGCACGATGAAATAAGAATGAAGAGCCGCCGCGCGCATCCTTTATATGGCCGTTCCAGCGCCGCTCAACTTGTAAACCCCCGTATTGTCCTACGTAGCCTTTTCTGTTCTTCTTATTTACAGCGTGGTAAATACAGCCTTGTGGCTCTTTCATAGCATTGTCCTTTGCAAGTCCAAAGTAAATCAAGGAAGCGCGGTGGACATTTCCGCGCTTGTCGGGCTCGAGACCCTATCCTTGAAACTTAGCCGACTACAACTCGACATACACAGCAATCATCAGGCTTTGGACCACGCCCGCCGTCGTCACGAATGAATATATCGGCATCGCTTGGCCGGCATCGCGGTTCGCCAACGACTGCTGGGAGTACGGCTGTGACTGGTTCTGATAGCCGGACGGCACCGCCTGGCCCACCTGCATACTGACTCCCGGGATGCTGACTGGAGCGCCTTCCCAAGCCGCCGTAGCCAGGAAGCCGATCGCCGACAGCACGCCACACGCCTCGTTCGCAGCCTGAATCAACAGTTGCTGCGCGGCATTAGTCTGCGCCACGGCGGGGTTGCCCTGCAGCACGGCCATCTCAGTGTTCTGCAACTCAGCCACAAGGATGGCCAGGTACAGCCACAGGTAGCTCGGCGCGCCGTTGGACATGAACCCAGGCTCCTCCAGTTGGTACGCCTGGAAATTGCCGTACACGTTGAAGCCTGAAGACACGATATTCTGGTACTGTGTCTGCGTGAGCGGCTCCGGTGCAATGCCGGCTAGGGTCTTGTGCGCCAACGTGAAGAAACTGTTAGCAAGCCCGGTCTGCAATCCCATCTCGACGCCCATGGCCGCGACAGCGGCATAGACGTTATTGGGGTAGAGGCCGCTTTGCGTAGTGGCGTACTGCCCGATGACACGCAGATTCAAAGTCTGAAGTTGCAGGGCCAGGTTGCTTGGAGTGCCGGCTGGAATGGCCGCATCACCGGAGTAGGCGTAGTAGCGCGTGCTCTGCCACTGCGGATCGGCCCACTCTGCAATATACAAGTTGTCCGTGAGCGTGGGCGCGTTAACCGCCAGCCCGTACCACAGGCCGCTCGCAGCGCGGCAAGCCGTAACGGCCTCAAGCAACGTCTCACCGACTGCGGTAATGTTCACCTCAAGCCCCGTGCCGGTTGCCGGCGAAACTGCGACCGTCGGTAGGCTGCTGGCTACGGTGTACCCAGTGCCCTGCTGCCCGGAGACAACTGCAGCCGTCAGTACCTGACCACTGATGCCGACAGTCAGCACTTTTACGGTGCCGTAGTTGCCACCGGCCTGCGTCACCGTCACGAGATCGTTCGCATTGTAGCCAGAACCAGTAAATCCGATGCTGGTCTGCGCGCCGGTGACGGCTGTTAAGGACTCCGTTGCAAGTACGCATGCCGTTGTGCTTGTAATGGTTGAAATCGTAGTTACAAGCGCCGCACCTGCTGTGCCCGCGCCCTCGACAATTACGATGGACCCGACGTCGCCCGTTACAAAATCAGCTGTGGCGCTGTCCAGCGTTGTGTCGTGCAGCGTCATCACGCCGTCTGTAACCGTGCGGCCCGCGACCGTAACGGTCTGCAGCGCGGTGAGGTCCTGCCGTCCGAGAGCAAACTTGGCGGCCGTGGGCGTCTGATCAAAGTAGATCAGCGAGGCCAGGTACTCCGGGCTTGACAGTGAGAACCCAGCAGCCAGTACAGTAGCGGGTGAGGTGAACGTCTGAACGCGGGAGTTTGCCCCGTAGCTTGGGATTACGGTCGAGGGGCCTACGAACAGGCCGATATTGAAAGGGTTCACGGCCGGGGTCGATGGCGACACCGTGACCGAGATGTCGATGATGTTGCTCAAGGCGAGAGGCGGTATCTGTGTGGACAAGGGTTTCTCCTTTATTCGGTAAGACTGGCCGCGGACCTCTCGGCTGATAAGTTTTAGGGTTCAACTACTGTGAAGTCGGCGGCCAGGCCGTCGTTGGTTTCGAGCTTGATCTCCACACTGGTGGCAATGGAATCTTGAATGGTTTCGGTTACTGCCTCATAAAAGTCACAGTGGAAGTGCGAATGCTCGTACCACTGATTATTGTGCTCAACTGGAATTCGCGTTGGCGTAGGCAGACTGTTTACCGAGTACAGATTACTCAGTGAAAACTGCTCATCGAAATAGTCCATGAAAATAGCGGAGTGAATTTGCCGCACATGATCAGTGCTATTCGGCCCATATAAATCCCAAGAGATTAACCAATCTCGAGTGTAGATCCAATTCTCAGTAACCGGCCCGGTACCAGTGAACACGCGGTCACGCGCAATCTGTGCGTACTCAGTTGCAGATGTTACGCAGTTAATGTAGCAGACATCGACCGAAGGACGCGGTACATCAGGTTGGCCCTCAGCCTGCCAATCAATGCGTACCTGCATCGGGTCGACGGGGTTGATGCCGAGCATACCGCAGGTTAGTGTTTGCACTAAGACATTAATTTCTTGCTGTGTGAGCGCGCTAGAAACTAGAGACTGCCCATTAGGGTACGTCGTCGTGGTCGGCATCAGGCGGCGTCCATTCTCACGGCAAGGCAACACCAGTAACCGCTACCCGGCACTCGATAAATGTGGCTGACACGATACTGTTCTGTGCCGTACTGGATGATATCACTGGCGGACTGGCCGGTCTGCACTGTGACGGGCCAGGTTGCGTAGAGTGGCACTGTGGGTGCTGTGGTGAATGCTAGCATTGCACCAGCCACGGTGAAATCAGTCAGCTGCTTGCCGGCGCCGTCGTACACGGTGCAGGAGAGGCCGGGCGGTGTGGTGGTAAGCGTAAACTCCGTTCCAGATCCGATAGGCACTTCACCATGAACGGACGGCACTGGAGCCGTGCCTCGTGTAGTGTAAAGCGGGATGTT